AAAGGGTTACTATATCACAGAATGGCACAATCCGCAGAAACTCACTTTTAAACGACTTTTAAACTATGGAAATTTTAATTCTTATCGGTGGTGCATACGCACTTTATACAGTAGGCATGGCAATCGCCACAGAACTTGACTACAGAGCTGAAACAGCCAGGTTACGTAAAGAGAATGATGAACTTTTTGAAAGCATTCTTCAAGACAAGTAACAAATGATACGTGGTATAAAATGTACATCGCCTTTTATATCACGTTCCACTATAATTAGAACATAGGGCAAACCTGAAGTGGTAGTGCTGAAATAGAGCAAGAGTAATCCCACCTCTAACTGTAAGTCCCTAACATAACAAACGATTCCCCCTTTTATTATGAGAAAACTTGAAAAGCAAATGAACGCAGCAATCAGAGGACAGAGAAACTGGGCAGGTTCTAACACCACAGTTTTTACTGATGATGCAGGTTTATACTCTACAGTTTACCTACACGGAAACAAAATTGCCTCATACTCACACGTTGACAGAGATTTAGTTCTATTAGACGGTGGTTGGCAATCTAACACCACAAAATCCAGACTCAATGCACTTTGCGATGAGTTCGCACCAGGCTTTGGTGTATTCCAAAAAAACTGGGTTTGGTTCTTGTCAGACAGACTAAACAACATGATACACCCATTCCAAAGCGGTGGCATGATCACCAGTGCCAGTTAAACTACTGGCACATACCCGCCCCATTCGACAGAGTGGGGCATTATAATATTAATATACAAACAAAGGAGTTCCCCCTATGTCAACACTACATCACGAAAGCATATTAGAAACTTGCTTAGAAGAAGCAACCGAAGAATTTTGCACTCATAACGAATTAACACCCGAAATGTTTGCAGAGATAGAAAACCATGAAGGCGTTCAAATAGCATTAGAAAAGTTAGCAATGAAAAGATTTGAGGACTTAATGCGATGATCAAATATAAAGACACTACGGGTAAGTCTACCCTTACCCGTTTTGGTCAAAAGAAGTGGGGTTTCTATAAAAAGTATACCAACCATTCTTACATATTCTTTTCCAAGGTAGAAAAATCCTTATTCATTCTAAGACCCAATGGCTGAACTTTTCATCTTTCTTGTAATCATTTTATTCTGTTTACCAAAATCCCCTTATACATTTTGAACATGAAAGAATTAATCGAAGATTATGTAAACGACCACTTCAAACACTTCGGATTTTATCCGTATGACGTAGAAGTTGACGGTATTATATTGTCATACTCAGAGTATCAAAAGATACTTACAGAATCCAACTAATCCTTTATAATAAGGATATACAAAGCAATCCCCCCTTTATCATGAAACTAGGTGCAGTAGTCAAACTTCAAGAGTTCATAGATTATGTTTACTCTTTCTACGGTGACTTTGACGCAATTTATCCAATGCGTTGTAAGATCACTGGTTTAAAACTTACAAAAGATGACGTAAAGGAAGCAGTCCGTGTTTACCTAAACTTTGTTTCTACAAGTGGATCACGTTGGGAATGGGGTGACGGTGATTCCCTAGACAGAGAGCATGTAAGGGAAATACTTGAAAAGTGGTTTACATTTCAGGAGGTCAGATAAAATGCCATTACTTCATATAGATCACCCAGAGGACGCAATCTTAACAGGGGACTTAGATCCCCTTGATTGGATGACAGCACCTGGCCGTTTATCACTTAAGATTGACGGATCACCCGCCATTGTTTGGGGAACTGATCCAAAGGACGGTAAATTCTTTGTTGGTACGAAGTCCGTATTTAATAAGAAAACACCAAAACTTATAAAGGAGATCAAAGACCTTGAGAAGTTCGGTTATGAAGGGGAACTGTTTGACATTCTCTTTCATTGCTTCCGATTCCTACCACGGACAGAAGCCATCTATCAAGGTGACTTTATGGGTTATGGCGGTGAGAAAGAAGTTACACCAAATGTTCTAACGTATGAATTTGACGAACCCATTATGGCCAATATCATAGTGGCTCCTCATACGGTACATGTTGGGGATTGGAATGACAGTATCAGAGACACAGCACCAGTACCCCTAAAGCATGGGCAGCTTCAGTCTACCATGTATTGTGAATTTATTCAACCGAAAGCGTTCGTTAATACAGAGTATGACTACTGGGATAATGAAGAGGGCGAAAGGTTTTATATTCAAGAGAAAGTAAACTTTGCAAAGCAAATGGCCCAACTGGTTAAGTTTGCCAGCAAAAGAGAGGCAGCAAAGATAAAGAAAGCACTTAATGCGTGTATACGTGAACAGAGAGAGGTAATACCCGAAGAGTTCACGGATCTATGTGATATTAACCTTATCCGTTTATGGTTGTTAGTAAATGATATGAAGCACCAAATGTTGTCCAGTTGCTGCCATGAAGCTACCATTCGTACCATGTATGAATGGGATTATGTACCCCCAGAGGGATTTGTATTTGATAATGGGTTCGGTACTTATAAACTGGTAGACCGCCAATGTTTCAGTTTTGTTAACTTCCACGCTCACAGTTAGTAATGCGTTATAATAGATGTATACACAAAGGATTTCCCCCCTATGACAAATCAAACTTACAACGGATGGACAGACTACACTACTTGGAACTGTGCCTTGTGGATTAACAACGAACCCGCAATTTACAACGTAGCAGCAGAGTGTAAAGACTACAACGAATTTTTATTTCAAATGCAGGTGATGTGCGGTTTTCATTCTACACCAGACGGAGCAGACTACGGAGAGGCAGACCAAAAAGAAATGGATGAATTAATTCAAAGGATCACCACACCAACAGAAGTCTGGTAATATAAACAATTGTTTCAGATGCTCGCAATCCGTGAGCATCTCTTTTATAATAAGTACATACACAAAGGAGTCCCCCCTATGAACAAAGCAAAAGCAATCGCAGACAGAATACTTAAGAGTGATAGTTTTGAAAACGTGGCACATGTATGCTGTGACTGGGAAGAGTTCGTATTTGAAGTTGCAGAGTGGGGAGTTGACCACATCGCAACAGTTGACTTTGACGACTTGACCCCACAGGATGTAAAGGAGTTAGATACATTCATTGCTTCCTTTGGTTGCTCACCAGAGAATCCACACCCTTGCAGTAAGTACGCAGACCCCATCTTCGCATAGGGTCATTCGTTCGTGACACAGCCAGTCCCCCCGTTTATGGGGGGCGGTTTATAAAAACGCATGGGACTCCCAATCTATAAAGTGTTACGAAAGCGAGACAACTATTACACTCATTGTAAATTTTTTTTTCGCTATATAAAAACGATGACAGGATTTTATTATATGCAAAAAAATTCCGGTGGCCAAATTACTTCTATACAGGTTGATGTTTCGACAGGTGAATACTGTGCGATTATACCGGAATGGATTATAAACGAAATGGGTTGGTACGAAGATACAAAGTTAAATTGGAAGATAGATGACGATAGTGTAGTAATGGAAGAAACCGAAGAGGAGTAAAAACCGCCCATAGAGATTTGCTTATTGACATATAGATATCTGTGAGTTACAATATATGTGTACATTGAATCAATTATGGCCAAAGGATTTAAGGTGAAAGCCAAACAACCTGTTCAACAAGAACCTGAATGGGATTATGAATTAGCAAAGCAGTTAATAAGAGGAAAGAAAATAGTATTTTGTTTGCCCGGTAGAGGTGTTTCATATACTTACTTGAAGAACTTCGTACAATTATGTTTTGATATTGTACAAGCAGGTGGAGGTATACAGATATCTCAGGATTACTCTTCAATGGTAAACTTTGCAAGATGTAAGTGTCTAGGAGCAAATGTTCTCAGAGGCCCTGATCAATTACCTTGGGATGGTAAACTTGAGTATGACTGGCAGTTATGGATCGATTCTGATATTGTTTTCTCGACAGAGAAGTTCTATCAGTTAGTCCTTAACTCAGTTCCAAGTGAAGCAGTTACTTATAATGACAAGCAAGTTGTTGTAGATAGTTCAAAGATCAGACCAATTGTATCTGGTTGGTATTGTACTGAAGATGGTCGTACTACATCAGTTGCTCACTGGTTAGATGAGGAAGATTTCTCAAACAATGGTGGAGTGATGAATCATGAAACACTCGATACTATACAGAAGAGAAAGAAACCGTTCACTGTGGATTATGCAGGATTCGGTTGGTTACTGATACAGAAGGGAGTCTTTGAGGACTTTGATGAGAACGGTAAGAAGAGAATGCCTTATCCTTGGTTTGCTCCAAAGATGCAGGTCTTTGAGTCTGGTCAAGTACAGGATATGTGTGGCGAAGATGTCTCGTTCTGTCTCGATGCCAAAGAGGCTGGTTATGAAATCTGGTGCGACCCTCGAATTCGTGTCGGACATGAAAAAACTCGGATTATTTAAATTATGATTACATTCTTTTCAATATTATTGATTGCCTTTATCTTTGTCATCTACATATTGTTTAAGTACGACCCAAATATATGAAGACCACAAAGTATGCGATACTACAAGATGGTAAAGAGGTGTACACCGATCTGACACAATCTGAGTGTTTTGATCGGATGCAGGACTTTGCCATTGAGTTTTATCTTACTGGAAAGAACGACCCAAGTTCATTTAAGGTTGAAATGAGTACTGATGAAGAATAAACCGCGTAACTCGGCTCGTAAGGAGAAAAGAAAATGCCAATGAATAAACAAACGAAGTTAATGTATGCCCTAGAGCACATTGATCATTTGTATGATTACATTGAAGGTAATGAAGATGAAAGGAAACTTCGTGAACACTTAGTTTACCTTGATAGTGAATTAACTAAACAGATGTCCAAAGAACTTAAACGCAAACTAAACCGATGAGTACACTAATTGCCAATCTACCCTCCTATGAAGTATGGGTAAGAAAAGAATACCTGACTGATCATAAGAGTGGTCATGGTGAATTTGTAAAGGGAGTATGGGTTGCTGCCAAGTCAATTCCCGGTAGGGCTTTTTACTTTGAAACCTATCTACCTGATTATGCTGCAATGTTCGATAAGTTACCAATCTCTGCGTTTACAACTGATCCTGAGACTCCTACACCGGATATGACATTACATAACCTACAGTTTTGGAACTGTATGGACTATGGTGTAGTGGCAGTACAGAAGCAATTTATCGGTTCAATGCACTTTGAAGTGATGACAAGGGACTTTGGCAATCAAACAGGCACTTATATTTGTACTTTAGACAACTATCATGAGAGTGTAGACGCAATTGACTACTCTACAAGTGAACAACCTGCTGAACACAAGTCTCATAACCTTTTAGAGCTGGATAATGGTCAGTTTTGCCTCTATCCAAACAACAGAATGAGGATATATGACAATAGTATTACACCAGAAGAACCAAAAGTGCCCGATTTTAAGGTATCAACAGTATATTATCAGGTTGAAAACGGTCATGACCGTGATGGATTGGGTTCAGAGGACAATTATTTCTGGAAAACATCAAAAGAACGCAAAAATGATGAAAATTGGGACTATGAAACGAATAATAAGTCATTTATAAAGAGTAAAGGTATCCCTTCACCCGAAGATATTGGATAAATATAATCTAAAAGACAAAAAAATGGTAATTAAAGTGGATAAATCAGAAGAATTTAAGAAAAGTGGTCGTAAATTGATCAGTGAGTACGATGGACATGAATATTACAAGGATGAAGAGGAAGAAAAACCTCAATTTTTAAGTGAAAATTCAGAAACTACATGAAAAACGTGAAAAATGCTCATATGGGCACTCATTTATTAGTTGAAGTGTACAATGTACCCTTTGATAAGTTGAATAATGCAAAAGATCTTACAAATAAGATGTTAGCTGCAGTCAAAGCAGAAAAATACACCCTTTTAAACTGCTTTCTTCATAAATTTGAACCTCAAGGGGTGACTGTTAACCTTACACTTGCCGAAAGTCACTTTGCTTTGCATACTTGGCCTGAAAAACAGTGTGTTGCGTTCGATATTTTCACTTGTGGTAGCAAAAATCCCCGTTCACTTGCATGGTGGATACTAAATTACTTCGATTCTGATGATTACATTATGAAAGACTTCGCAAGATAGGTATAAATAATAAAAAAAGTCTGTTAAATGGCGGTAAAACGTATATCTAGAGCGTTTAAAGACATAAATTTGTCTTTTACACCTCATCCTGTTACAAAAGATCTTACTGTATTGCGTAATGAAAACGCAATTAAGAGGTCTGTAAGGAATATTGTACAAACAATACCGACTGAAAGATTTTTTAACTCGATTTTAGGATCTGAGGTTCGTGATTTACTCTTTGATAACTTTATTGACTTTGGTACTGCATCAGCAATCAAGGATCAAATAAGAATATCAATTGAAAACTTTGAACCTAGAGTTGATAATTTAGAAGTGAATGTTGAACCTAGACCTGATCAGAATGAATTTGAGGTGAATGTACTATTTGATATTATTGGTCAAGAGTTTCCACAACAAGACTTTACGTTCATATTACAAGCCACAAGATAATGCCGTTTACAAAATTCACCAATTTAGACTTTGATCAGATAAAGGAACAGATTAAAGACTATCTTCGAGCAAATTCCAACTTTTCAGACTTTGATTTTGAAGGGTCTAACTTCTCTGTACTAATTGATACCCTTGCATATAATACGTATATTTCTGCATTCAACTCAAACTTGGTTGTAAATGAGTCATTTCTTGATTCTGCAACTCTAAGAGAGAACGTTGTATCACTTGCACGAAACATTGGTTACGTACCACGCTCTAAAACGGCAGCCAGAGCATCGATTAAGTTTCAGGTTGCAACTAATACAAGTAGTCCGACAATAACTCTACAACCCGGTCTAGTGTGTGTTGGAACTCAGGATGATAGTGATTTTGTATTTTCTATATCTGAAAGCATAACAACTACAGTAAATAGTGGACTTGCTCAATTTGGAACAGTAGATGAACCAATTAAAGTTCTTGAAGGAACTTATCTTACATCGCAATTTGTTGTTGATGGATCTTTAGAGCAAAGATTTATTTTAAATAACTCATCTATTGACACATCTTCAATTGTTGTATATGTAAAAGGTGCTGCAGATCCCGGATTAGGTAAACAGTATAATTTAATTGATAATATTGTTAATGTTACATCCGCATCTGAGACATTCTTGATACAGGAAGTACAGGATGAGAACTATGAATTGTTATTTGGTGATGGAACATTTGGTAAAAAAATAGAAGACGGTGCAGTAATTACAGTTCAATATGTTGTTACTTCAGGTAAGGATGGTAATGGGCCATCTGTGTTTACATTCTCTGGTAGTTTTCAAGATGCAAACAATAATATAGTAGTACCAACATCACTACCAAGTGTAGATACCATACAGGCATCCTCAAATGGTGGTGACATCGAATCAATTGACTCAGTTAAATATTTTGCACCTAGACTCTACTCTGCACAGTACAGGGCAGTTACAGCAAGAGATTATGAAAGTATAATCCAAACTGTATATCCTAACACAGAAAGTGTATCAGTCGTGGGTGGTGAAGAGTTAGATCCACCTCAATTTGGTACGGTATTCATTACTATTAAACCAAAGAATGGTGATTTTGTATCTGACTTTGATAAAACACAAATTTTACAGAAGTTGAAGAGTTACTCTTTAACAGGTATTAATCAAAAGATTGTAGATCTACAGGTATTATATGTGGAAGTTGAATCATTCATATACTATAATTCGACTGCAGTTGAAAATGTAAATGATCTTAAGACTAAAATTACATCATCTCTTACAACTTACTCTCGATCAGGGGATGTAAATCGATTTGGTGGTAGATTTAAGTATAGTAAGGTATTGAATGTAATTGATAATATTGATAAAGCAATTACCTCTAACATTACAAGAATACAAATACGTCGTAATTTGAATGCACTGATCAATCAGTTTGCTCAGTATGAATTATGTTTTGGTAATCAATTTAATGTAAAGCCTGGTGGATTGAACATTAAGAGTACAGGATTTAAAATTCAAGGTAATAGTGATACTGTTTATATTACTGATACACCAAATGCAGATTTACTGACTGGAGTTGTCTCCGTAGTTAAAAAGGATTTGGAAACAGGAACCAATGTTGTTGTGGTTAAATCTGCAGGAACTGTTGATTATATTCATGGTGAGGTTAATTTAACTACAATTAACATTACGGAGACTGAAAAGGCAAATAATATTGTCGAAGTACAGGCATTCCCAGAATCCAATGATGTCATAGGATTACAAGATCTATACTTAGATTTTAACATTCCCAGTAGTACCATAAATATGGTGAAGGACACTATTACATCTGGTGAGCAAATATCTGGTGTTGGCTATAAGGTAACATCATCCTACTCAAACGGAGAACTAAACAGGTCATAAAATGATAGGAACTGGAATCGAAAAACGTATACAAGTTCAGCAAATAATCGAAAGTCAACTTCCTGAGTTTATACTCTCAGAAAGTCCTAAGACAGTTGACTTTTTAAAGCAATACTACATCTCTCAGGAGCATCGAGGTGGTGTAGTAGATTTAAGTGACAATCTAGATCAATATATTAAATTAGATAATTTAACACCAGAGGTAATTGTTGGTGTTACAACTCTTACTGCAGGTATAACAACTGCAAGTGATACTATTACAGTATCGACAACTAAAGGTTTTCCGAATGAGTATGGTCTTTTAAAGATAGATGATGAGGTAATTACATATACTGGTATTACAACTAATAGTTTTACAGGTTGTGTAAGAGGTTTTAGTGGTATCACATCATTTACTGATACAAATAATCCCGGTGAATTAGTATTCACACAATCAACCACAAGTGTTCATGATGCTAATTCTGTAGTTAATAACCTAAGTGTTCTGTTTCTACAGGAGTTTTATAAGAAAGTAAAGACTTCTTTAACACCAGGCCTTGAAGATACTAAATTTGTATCTGATTTAGATGTTAGTAACTTCATTAAAGAATCCAAATCATTATACCAATCTAAAGGAACAGCAGAGTCTTTCCGTATTTTGTTTAATGTTTTGTATGGATTGTCTCCAAAGATCATTGACCTAGAAGAATTTTTAGTCAAACCATCTGGTGCTGAGTATATTCGTAGAGAAATAATATTAGCAGAGGTAATAAGTGGTGATCCAAATAAATTACTTGGACAAACAGTTACAAAATCAGATGATTTACAAACTAATGCTTCGGTATCAGAAGTTGAAATAGTAACACGAAATAGAAAGACTTTCTACAAGATTAGTTTATTTGTAGGATTCAATGATAGAAGTGGTATTAATGGTACATTTACCATACCCGGAAAATCAAAATCAATAGGTAATGTATCTGCAGGATCCTCTGTAATCACCGTAGATTCGACTGTAGGGTTCGGAACGACAGGAACAGTAATATCTGGCATAAACACAATTACATACGGTGACAAGACTGTTAACCAGTTCTTAAACTGTACCGGTATTGGATCATCAATTTCAAGTACTGATGATGTAAGGGCTGATGAATTTATATTTGGATATGAAGATGGTGATTTAACTAAAAGAGTAGAATTAAGAATAACAGGTGTTTTATCTGATTTTGAATTACTAGAAAGAACAGGATCCAGTGTTACCAGTGAAGGTGAGAGAATTACTGTTAAAAATTTAGGAGAAGTAGTACCAAATCCAAGTGTAAACAAAACCAAAAAAGAAGTATTTTTTAATTCATGGATTTACAATACATCATGTACATTTCAAATTGACTCAATTAATGGATCGACATTCTTACTTAAATCTGACTTTGATAAGTCAAATCTAAAAGAGGGTGATAAAGTTGATATCATGAGGAGAGGAACTGAGATTGTAGATGTATCCGATGCAGTAATTAAAACCACAAATCCGACTGGATTGCAGGATAAGCAATTAATATTAGATAATATTGTAGGATTCACTCCTGCAACAGGTATCAGTTATAATATTCGTAGAAAATTAGATAGGGCTTTTAGTACTACATCACAATTACAGTTTGGTAATAATGTAATTACATCTAATGTTCAGAATACTTATAATGATGGCGATGAAAATTACTATGTTGCATCTTCATCATTACCGTCATATGACATTACCGAAACTGTATCAAAGAGTGTTATTCCTAATTCAACAGGAACTTCTCTGCAAGGATTTAATAATGTAACACAAAAATATTCAATTATATCATTTGCAACTGATACTGAGTTTAGAACAGGTGATGCAATATTCTACAAACCTTCAAGTACACCTTTAACAGGTTTAGAAGAGGGTGTATATTACGTTGAAGTATTATCACAAAAGAATCAGATAAGATTATACAGTTCAAGATCATTCATACCAATCTCAGATTTCTTAGAATTTACATCAAGTGGTTCAGGAAGTCATAGTTTTGTACTTTTACGTCATAAAAACGAACTCATTGGTGTTCAGAAGATACTTAAAAAGTTCCCAACCGAAGCAAATATTGAATCTGGTTCATCGACACCTACAGAACCCGGTTCAACTGGTATATTGGTAAATGGTGTAGAGATAACAAACTACAAATCACTGGATAAAATTTACTATGGCCCACTTAAAGATGTAAAGGTTTTCAATGGTGGTAGTAATTTTGATGTAATAAATCTTCCAAATATTATATTACCTCAAGTTGCATCAGGTACAACTGCTTTAGTTCAACCTGTTATTCAAGGAACTCTTAAAGAAGTTCTTGTTGATCAACAAGATTTTGATATTGAAAATGTCTTATCACTTACATTAAGTGGTGGTAATGGAACTGGTGCTATATTAAAACCAATTGTATCTAAAAGATTTAGAGAATTATCATTTGATGGCAGAAATTCTGCTACAAGAGGTGGTGTTGATATTGCAAATGATCAAATTATTTTTGATAAACCACATAATTTACTTAGTGGTGAACCATTAGTATATAATAATAACAATAATTTATCATTAGGTGTAGGATCATTTAAAGGATCTAATACTGATCAGAATAAAACATTATCAAATGGATCAATATATTTCCCAGAAGTAGTTGGCATATCATCAATAAAATTATTTGAAACACTTAACGATTTTAACTCAGGTATCAATACTGTTGGATTTACAACTGTAAATACTCAGGGTACTCATAAATTCAGATTACTAAACAAGAAAAATCATCTTCGTTCAGTAGTCATTGAAAATGCAGGAACAGACTATACTAATCGTAAATTACTTGTAAAACCAGTTAGTATATCAACAATTGAAAATACTGTCAACTTTGTAGATCATGGATTCTTAGATGGTGAAGTTGTAGCATATAATTTTGAAGCAGGTGGATCCACTATTGTTGGTTTATCATCTGCAAATCAGTATAAAGTTATTGCATTAGATAATGATACATTTAGAGTTGCTAATGCAGGTGTAGGGGGAACAGACAACTCTGATTATCTCAGAGGTGATTATGTCAAATTTACTAGTGCTGGTACAGGATTACAGGAATTTAAATATCCTGAAATTGAATTAAATATTAAAGCAGTATATTCACCAACAACATTTGCACGTAATGGTGATTTAGTTGTAACACCAGTTGTTCGTGGATCAATTATTAAAAATTATCTGTATGAACCCGGAACAAATTACGGATCAGAAATACTTAACTTTGAGAAAAAACCCGGAGTAACATTACAAAACGGTAAGCAGGCTGAAATAAGAGCAATTGCATCTGAAGGTAAAATTATTGCAGTAGATATTAGATTTGGAGGAAAAGAATATTTCTCTCCACCTGACTTAGAATTTGTCGGAGTTGGATCTGGTGTTGGTGCAAAATTAAGACCTATTGTAACTAATGGTAAAATTACAGATGTAAAAATAGTAAATCCCGGAATAGGTTATACAGCAACACCAACCGTAAGAGTCAAACCTGCTGGAAGTGGACAAATATTTGAACCATCAATCAGATCTTTAACAATTAACAGTTTGACTCGATTTGGTGATGAAGTATTATTAAGGGAGTCTGATGATAACTTGCAGTATGCAGTTGTTGGATATAATACATCAATTTACTCAACATTATTTGAAGATCCAGATTCAATTACAGGACATTCTCCTATAGTTGGTTGGGCATATGATGGAAACCCAATTTATGGGCCTTACGGTTACATTGATCCTGCAGATTCAGATTCAGCAATAGTAATTTTAAATACAAGTTATACTCTGAATACAAGTAATGTAACTAATAGACCTACATCTTTTGCAGGTGGTTTCTTTGTTGAAGATCATCAATATGATGATTCTGGTGATTTAGATGAAAGTAATGGTAGATTCTGTAAAACACCTGACTATCCAAATGGTGTTTATGCATATTTTGTTGGTGTAAGCACTGGTGCTCAAGGTAATCTTGATCCTAAGTTCCCATACTTTATAGGTGATAACTATAGATCAAAACCAATTGATGATAACTTCTTAATAGATCAAAATAATTTTGATTTTAATACAAGTAAAATTATCAGAAATACCCTTCCATACAAAGTTGCAGATCCAACAGCTGATAATGATTTCCTTATTGAATCAAATGAATCTGTTGAACAAAGTTCTATTGTAGAATCTGTAACAAGAGGTTCTGTAGAAGGTTTCCAAATTGTTGAATCTGGTAGTGATTTTAAAGTTGGAGATAGTCTAAACTTTGATAATACTAATTCCTCTGGAGGGGGTGCTAGTGCCTCTATATCAAAGGTAACTGGTAAACCAATTACAAGTGTAGATACAACAGTTCAGACCTATAATAACGTCGTATACGTTAGAGATAGTGCAACTCAAGTAAGTGCTTTCATATCAACATCACATACATTTGCAAATAACGATCAAATCGTTGTTTCAGGTCTATCTACTAGCATTCCAAACTTAACTGATTCTCATAAAGTTGGTGTAAGTTCTGTGCAAGTTGCTCTTTATAAAGAACTTGGTGCAAATTCTTCTGCAGGTATCGTTACTGACATATACGTTTCTAGTATTCCTGATAGAGTATCTGCAGGAAGTAGTATTGGTATTGGAACAGAAAAACTACTTGTACTCAACACATTTAGAGATAGACAGATATTAAGAGTTAAGAGAGGTGTTGTAGGTGCTGCACATACTTTATCTGCACCTGTTTTAACAGTTCCTCAAAAGTTTACTATACCAATAGTTACTGATCCTTTTGAATCAAAGATAGATGATAAAGTTTTCTTTAATCCAAAGGAGCAAGTTGGACTAGCATTGACTGCTGGAACTGTCATTGGTATGGCTAAATCATTCACAACTGGTGAATTATCGAAAGTTATTAGTGTTCCTGCAAAGAGCATCTTCCTACCTAATCATCCATTTGTAAGTAATCAGCAATTAACATTTAAAATTCCTAGTGGTGCAGGTGCATTATCCGTTGGTACAGGTGTAACTCAAGCAGTAACTGCTAGTTTTAACTTATCAGATGGTGCTACTGTATTTGCTAAAAGAATTTCAAGTGATTTAGTAGGATTGTCAACAATTAAAGGTGGAGAGACTATTTTCTTCAAGACATCACCTACTGATAGTTTTGAATACTTACTTGAATCTAATTTCACACAAGTAACTGGTAAGGCTCAGGAAATAACAGCACATGTTGCAGTATCAACTTCTCACGGTTTAACTGAATTAGATACTATCGATCTTACTTTAGATTCAAACAGATCTGGTGGAATTGGTATATCAACTTCAGTTATAGTTAAGTATTCTTCATCAGAAGATAAAATTCTTATCAATCCATTAACTGTAGCACAAACAAATATTGGTGCCGATACAATCTTTAAAGATGATCATGGATTCTCAACTGGTGAAAAAGTATTTTACGATGGTGGAACATCACAAGCAACAGGTTTATCAACTTCATCATATTTTGTATACAGAATAGATGATAATTCATTCCAACTTGGTGAAACTTTATTTGATGTTCAGAATGAACCCCCTAAAGTAGTTGGTATTACAACAAATACTGGTGGAAGTGGCCAAGAGTTCTCACTAATTAATCCTTCACTATCAGTTACTAAAAATAATGATTTAGTATTCTATGTTTCTGATTCTTCATTAAATGGATTTGAGTTCAATTTATATTATGATAAAGACTTTAAGAATGAATTTGTATCTACTGGATCAACTGAATCATTCTCTGTTACTAAAGTAGGAACAGTAGGTGTAGGAACAACCGCAACAGTTACTCTTAATTACAAATCAGAAAATCCAATTAACGTTTTCTATACACTAGAGAAGACTGGATTTATTAGTACATCAGATACTGATGTCCAGAATGGATCAAGAATCAATTATATTAATAGCGAATATGAAGGAACATACACTGCTTTTGGTGTAGGAACCACATCATTTAATATATCATTACAAAATGTTCCTGAAAAATTAAATTATGTTCAGACTGAAGTAGATACAATGTCTTATTTGACCAATTCTACATCAGCATCTGGTGGAGTTGGAAGAATTAACTTAGCATCTGGTGGTTTTGGTTATAAAAAGATTCCCGGAATATCCAGTATAACATCTGTAAATGGTATAAACGCAAAAATACTTTGCTTATCATCTAGTGTGAACAAGATAAACAAGGTTCGTATTTTGGATCCTGGCTTTGAGTATCATTCAGATCAAACACTAAGACCAGAAGCAAGAATATCTCCAACAATAACTCTTATTAACTCAGATGTAATTTCTGAAATACAAGTTATATCTGGTGGTAAAAACTACATCTCAGCTCCTGATTTAGTTGTTGTTGATCCAGAAACAGGGCAATTAACTGATCAAGGTGTTATTGAACTATCATTAAACTCAAGTTCTATTGCATCTGTTAATATTATTAGTTCTCCAAAAGGATTAAAACCAGTTGAACAAAGAATTAGAACAATCAATAACTCAAATGGTATATCAGTTTCAAGTATATCTGGTATGTCAACAACCACGACAACTGGTATTGTAACTTGTACATTAGTAACACCCATAGGTGGATTTGCTCCAGCACCATTTGCTGTAGGTGATCAGATATTTGTAGAAGGTATTCAACTTGAGTCAACTGAAGGATCCGGTTATAACTCAACAGATCATGGATTCGTATTCTTTACTATAAGTGATTATCAAAATACTAGTCCTGCAAAATTAGAATTTAATCTAACAGGTATTGGTGTAAGTATTGGTATTGCAAAAACATCTCAAACCAATTATGCAACAATCACTAATTTCAACAATTATCCTCAGTTTAGAACAATTCAAAAATCTGCTGAGTTCAGAATAGGTGAGAGGTTAGCAGTTAAAGAAAATAATAACTTTGTATTATCTAATCTATCTGTTCTTGAGAATAATCCTGATGAATTTATCAAGATATTTGGTAAGAGAGAATTAGTTGTTGGAGATGAGATAAGAGGTGAGATAACTGGTACACAGGCCACAATCAATTCTATCGCATTAAACAGAGGAAGATTTGATGTAGATTATGCACTCAGACAGGATCGTGGATGGAATACTGAAGTTGGTAAATTGAGTGAAGATTATCAGGTTTTAGCAGATAATGATTACTACCAAAACTTATCATACACAATTCAGAGTCCAATAACCTTTGAAGAAATTGTAGATCCTGTGAATAGACTTGTTCATACTACAGGATTAAAGAATTTTGCTGATACTGGTATTACATCAACTGCAAAAAGTGGTATTTCTTCAACATCTGATCTTGTTATTGCAAGAGACCTTGTAAGTGAGGAAAGAGTAGATACTATCAACAACTTTGACTTAGTAGTTGATACAGATACACTTATTGGAGGAACTCAATCTAAATTCCTTAAATTACGCAATCAAAAACTTGCAAGTTACATTGAGTGTAGAACAAACCGTGTTCTTGATATCGATGATATTAGTTCTCAGTTCTCAAATACAAATAGTTCTCAAAATAATAGAATTGACTTTGCAATAAATGAAAATTATGAAAGTTTCTTAATTCAGACTAAAAATCCAACTACAAGTGAGATTCAGGTAGATGAGGTAGTTGTATTCAAAGATAATACTGATACATTTACTTTTGAGAAAAACAATATAGGTATTGGAACTCAAAAAATTGTTGATGTTATTGGATTTACAGATTCAGCAACAAGTGATACTTCATTAAGAGTCACTCCAACAGACCCATTTGATGATGATTTAGATATCAAAGTATATCGTAATACATTCAATAGCACATTAGCTGGCATCAACACACAGAGTGTTGGATTTGTTAACTTAGTTGGTGTTGCAAAATCAGTTAACCCAAGCACTACAGTTAGTCTTGTAAGTTCTCCTGTTGGAGTTACATCTGCATTCTATGCAACTGTAGAGGTTACTGATGCTGATACAAATGAAAAGAATTTAGTTGATATCTATGCAACTCATGATGGAACAAACTCATACTTCACTGAGTACTATGTTGATAGTGGTGATATTGCAAACTTCTCGTCAAACTTTATTGGAACATTCACTTCAAATCTAAGTGGAGGTATTCTTTCAATTGATTTCCAAAATACAGGTATTCATACTGCAATACTTAGATCAAAAGCAGTTGGTCTTGGACTTACATCAGTTGGAATAGGAACATTTAGATTTAAAGATACTGCACAATTAGATGGATCTGAAAGAACTGTTAATTTACAGTCAAACTTCAAACGTGTAAGTAGCACATCCACAATTGTAGGTGTAGATTCAAACAAATTCAGTACAATTAAGAGTATTGTTAAGGTTGCAGTAGGTTCAACTATTGCAATACATCAAGTTTTAGCAACTCATAATGGAACTGACACTTCATTAGTTCATTATCCATTCATATCAATAGGAAGTACAGCTGGTATCGGTACATTTATTGCAAACTACGCAAACAATAAATTCAATCTTAAATTCAATCCTGATACTGGTGTGTCTGATGCAGAAGTTTCTGCTTACAGTGAAATAATATACACAGATCTTGATCTATTCAATGTTCCACCTGATTTAACATATGGTCGTGTTACAGAATCAGTTGCAGTTCGTCAATACAATGCTGTAAATGGTAATAGAGCAAATAAAACTGAGTTTGAATTGAAGCATGGTGGTGTTCCAATTTTTGCAAAAGTATTTTCACCATCGGATGCTACAAAATTAGATCCTGTAACAGGTATCTTTACTATTAATGATCACTTCTTTAGCACAGGTGAAAAACTTAAGTACACACCGAAGAGTACATTTATCGGTGTTACGGCTGATGCGATGGAAACATCTGCAGGAACTGATCTTACAACTGATGTATTTGCAATTAATCTAACCCAAGATACTTTCAAATTAGCATTGACAAAATCAAATGCTAATGCTGGAACTGGTGTTACATTTACATCATTAGGAGCAGGAAATGCTCATCAACTTGAAATGACCAAAAAACTTGAGAAGAGTTTGATAAATGTTGATGGACTGATACAATCACCGATAGCATTTACACCTGTTAATACTACAGTTACAAATAATGGTGGTAGTATTTCAGCATCAGATGCAATCTTTAGTGTTGCTGGTATTTCATCAATTATTGAAGGAGATATATTAGAAGTTGGAACTGAATTGATGAAAGTTACTTCAGTTGGTCTTGGAACAACTGCACTTGGCCCAATATCTGGTAACGGTGCATTAAACTTAGTTGGTGTTGACAGAGGATCATTAGGAAGTACAGCAGCATCACATAATGATTCAACTGCGATTCGCAAATTTAAAGGATCATTCAATATAGTTGATAGTAAAATACACTTTACAGATGCTCCTAAAGGAACAAACTTTGCAGCACAAGATCCATCAAGTTTACCATTCCCAAGATCTGATTTCCACGGTAGAGTCTATCTTAGAAATGATTACACAAATAATAGAATCTTTGATGATATATCAGATGGATTTACTGGAATTGCTGCAACACACATAGTTAAAGTTGGTGGAGCAAATACAACTGGTATTCAAACTGGTGGTAGTATTGTTCTTCTAAATGGAATATTCCAAACACCAACAACAGATAATAATCAAGGAAATAATTATGATTATATCTCAGATGCTACTGCAGGTATTACAACAATTGTATTCACAGGTATTACATCTACAGACGGTTCAAAAATTGTTAGTGAATCTGATATTAACTTAAATCAGTTACCTAGAGGTGGAATGATAGTTTCACTTGGATCAACTGGTGGTTTAGGTGTTGCTCCTCTTGTAGGTGCTGCTGTGACAGTGGTTAAGAATGCAAATGGTGTTCTTACATCTGTTGGTGCTGGTGCAACTGATCAATTAGGATCTGGATATCGTGGATCAGTTTCAATCGGTGTTACTGATATTGCTTATGAACATCGTTTTGCAAGTTCTGGTATCGGATCAATAAGAAAGAGTAATTTCAGTACCGGTGATGCTTTCACTGCCACAAATGCAGTTTATACATCTCATACTGGTGTATTAGTAATAACCATTCCAAATCATGGATTAACTACAAGTGATACAGTTGGTATTGATACTGGTGGTTTAGTATTCAGATGCTCTAAGGATAATTTCCAAACATTACATCCATATCCTCGTTCAGTATCTGTTACTGCACAAGGAACAAGAAGTGATCCCGTTGCTGGTATTCAAACAACTATTACTGCTAAAACAACTAATACAATTACTATAAACGTTGGCCCCGGTGGTGGTGCTGGTACAGGTGCAGTTGTTAATGCAACTGTTGGTGCCGGTGGTACATTAGCATTTACTGTCGCAAATGGTGGTACAGGTTACGTTAATCCAAGAATCAATATACCATCACCAACTTATGAAAATCTTGAGGTAGTCGGTGTATCAAGACTAGGAATTGGTGCTACAACAGATACTGGATTAGGATTGAAGATATCTGTAGATGTTGGTGCTGCTTCAACAGTTGGAGTAGGATCTACACTTCATACAGTTAAATCATTTAAGATCACTAGAAATGGTTTTGGATTTAAGAAAGGAGATGTATTCAAAGTTGTTGGTTTAGTTACTGATAGACAGTTAACTAATAGAGTCAATGAGTTTGAATTAACAGTTACTGAAACATTTACAGATAACTTCTCATCTTGGGACTTTGGTGAGTTTGATTTCATTGATCCTATTAAGAACTTACAAAATGGTGTAAGAAAGAGATTCCCAATCAAAGTAAATGGTGAACTATTAAGTTTTGAGATTGATGGAGCAAATGCTCAGTCATCATTGGTTATTATGCGTAATTTACTTATGATCTATGTGAATGGTGTATTACAAGAACCCGGTGTAGCATATACATTTGATGGTGGTACTACATTTGCATTCTCAATAGCACCAAGTGCTGATGATGACGTTGCAATCTTCTTCTACAAAGGATCTGTTGGAGGATCTAGCCCAGATACAGTTACAGTAGATGTTCAAGAAACATTGAAAGCTGGTGATATTATTGAAGTTGGTTCAATATCAGGTGATTTAGGACAATCTGAAAGAACTGTAATTGGTATTACTACATCAGATACATTTGAAACTGAAATTTACACTGGAACAGGTATTAACCAAAATACATTTAAACCAATTGTAAACTGGAAGAAACAAAAAGTTGATAAGATTATACGAGGTGATGTTGTATCTAAAGCAAGAGATTCGATTGAACCACTTATATTCCCAACTGCACGAATCATTGGTAATATTTCAACTGCTACGGCTGCAGGAACAAATATATTTGTTGATGATGCACAGTTCTTTGAATATGAAGAGGATCATTCAAGCATTAACATTAATAGTTTTGGTGGTCTGTTAATCAATAATGTTAATCCAGTTGCTGCTGCTCTTACTGCAACAGTGTCTGCTGGAGGAACTATATCTGCTATCACAGTCGTATCTGGTGGAAGTGGTTATGTAGGATCAACAACAAGTGTATCAATTGCTGCTCCAGTAGGCGTGGCAAACACATTATTTGCTCAAGTAGGCGTATCTACATTTGCAACTGCAACTGCAACGATTACTAACGGATCAATTGCATCAGTAGCAGTGAATAATATTGGTCTTGGATATACAACTGCAAATCCACCAATAGTTCTTGCACCTTTCCCTGAATTGATTTCTGAAGAGATCACTAATATTAAAGAGGTTGCAGGATTTTCTGGAATAATAACAGGTATTACTACAACAACTGTAGGAGTATCAACATTAGGTCTTAGAATTGGTCTTGCAAGAACTTCTGATAACTTTAATGATCTTCAGGCTGGATATCCAATTTATATTTTTGATACCACAGTTGGTAATGGAGTAACCTCAATTAACTTAAGTGGTAACAATAATGATATTGTTGGTGTTGGAACACTATTTGCAGATAACATCTATATTATTCAATCAATTACTAAGAGTGGACAAAATGCTGAAATAGTCACAAATATTCACTCAGGAACTGTTCACGCAGGATTGACTGCATCACACACCGCAAATGGTGGGTATAATGGTCGATTCTCATGGGGTAGATTCTTTAATTCATCAGGTGCGTTTAGTAGACCAGAACCAATTTCAATTGGTGTAACAGGTCATACAGTTGGACTTTCAACAGGTACAGGAATATCAACTTTCCCAACAATTCAAAGGAGAGTATTTGGTCTTCGTGATACCGGTGCAGTCCGTAAAACATTAAGTTGATAGTTTCACGTATAAATATAGAAAAAAAGCGATAAAATGCCAGCAGTAGTCACTGATCAGTTTAGAATATTAAATGCAAGTAACTTTGTTGATACGGTTACTGGGATAGGAGGAACTGATCCATCAAATTCATTTTATGTTACATTAGGTCTGCCCAATCCAACAATTGTGGGGTTTGGTAGAACTTCTACATGGAATACAAGCACTCCTAATCCTGTTGATAATATCAATAATAACAACAATATTGGTGATACTACTTTATTTGGTAAAAGAGTTACTGGTAAGAATGTAAGAAGATTGATAAGAAAGGTCGATTGGACACAAGGAACAAGATATGAAATGTATCGTCATGACTATAGTATTGATTCACCTTCACCGGTAACTCAGTCAGCAAGACTATATGACTCAAGATATTATGTAATTAACGAAAACTTTAATGTATACATTTGTATTGATAATGGTTCATCAGGTATCAACACTACTGGAAATGCATCACAAGATCAACCAACCTTTACAGATTTAGAACCATCAAGAGCTGGAGAGAGTGGGGATGGTTACATTTGGAAGTTCTTGTATACTGTATCACCAAGTGATATTATTAAATTTGATTCAACTGAGTTTATTGCAGTTCCAAATGATTGGACAACAACTAACGATGCTACAATTCAAGCAGTACGTGAAAATGGTGATTCTGATTTAAACAATAACCAAATTAAGAAAGTTTATATTGATAATCAAGGTAATGGATATTCAGGGGGAGTTGGCCAAGAATTTAATATTCTAGGAGATGGTACAGGAGGTAAGGTAGTAGTTGATGTAGTCGGAGGTAAGATTACAAACGCTGTCATATCTGCTGGTGGTAAAGGATATACTTACGGTATTGTTGATTTAGGAACTATCAATGCGAATGCCTCTATCAAAGCAAAATTAATACCAATTATACCACCATCAAAAGGTCATGGATTTAATGTATATGAAGAACTAGGTACAGATAGAGTTCTATGTTATGCAAGATTTGGGGGAGACAACAAAGATTTCCCGTTTGATACTAAATTTGCTCAAGTCGAACTAGTTAAAAATCCAACATCAGTTGGAACGACATCAATTTACTTTAGTGATTCTTATTCATCACTTAACTCTATTAAGTTTCCATCAACTACAACATCAGTTCCAACTATCGGTGAAAAGATTAGTCAATCTGTCACCGGAGGTACAGCTGTTGGTTATGTTGCATCATTTGATAAAGAAACTAAAGTATTGAAATACTTCCAAGATAGATCACTCTATTTTGGTAATGGTGAAGATCAAACAGATTATGTTGGTATATCTACTTTGGGACAGAAGTTTGCATTCCAATCAACTGCAAACCCAATAACTGCTCCAAGCGGATTCTCCGGATCTGTTGAGACTACATTTAGTTCAGGTATTACCACAGTTGGTACTAAGAATGTAGGTTTAGGTGTGACTTTCACAAATGGACTTGCTGAACCTGAAATAAATAAAGGGTCAGGTGATATAATCTACATTGACAATAGGGCGACTATTACAAGAAACGCAAGACAAAAAGAAGACGTAAAAATCATTCTGGAATTCTAAAAAATGCCACAAAAAACGAATTTAAATATAAGTCCTTATTTCGACGATTTCAAAAAGGATAATAATTTCTATAGGGTCTTGTTTAATCCGGGAAAACCCGTACAAGCAAGAGAACTAACTACACTTCAATCTATCCTACAAGATCAGATTGAATCTTTTGGTAGTCATATGTTCAAAGAGGGATCAATGGTGATTCCCGGAAACATATCATATGATGCAGAGTATTTTTCAATAAAATTAGACTCAAATCATTTAGGTGTTGCAGTTTCAGTATATGTTGATAGTTTAAAAGGCAAAATCTTAACAGGACAAAGTAGTGGCATCAAAGTTCTTGTTGATGATTATGCTCTTCCAAATGATTCAACTAGTATTACAGATTTAACATTCTTTATCAAATATATTGATTCTGGTAGTAACAACTCAGTCTCATTCTTAGAGGATGGAGAGGATTTACTTGTTGATGAGGGATTTGTGTACGGAAATACTCCAGTTAATGCTGGAGACTCTGTGGCTACCCTTATAGAGGCAGATGCTTGTAAAACAGGATGTAAGGCATCTATTGCAGACGGTGTATTCTTTATTCGTGGTCATTTTGTTAACGTTTCTGCTGATAAATTAGTTCTTGATCCATATACAAACAACCCATCATATAGAGTTGGTTTATTTGTACAGGAAGAATTGGTAAATGCTGATTCAGACTCATCATTGAATGATAATGCAAGAGGATTTTCAAACTTTGCAGCTCCCGGTGCAGATAGATTAAAAATATCTACAAAACTAACCAAAAAATCATTAACAGATTTTAATGATAAGAATTTTATTGAATTAATTCGTCTTGATGATGGTGAACTTAAAAAATTACAAAATTCCACACAATATTCTTTAATTAGAGACTACTTTGCAAAAAGAACTTTTGAGGAGTCTGGAAACTACTCACTTAAAAACTTCCAATTAAATGCATTTGAATCTCTTAATGATGGTTTATCAAATGAGGGTGTATTTACATCTAATGAAACAACTGATCAAGGTAAAACACCTTCTGATGACTTATTAGCACTTAAAGTATCACCCGGAAAGGCATATGTAAGAGGATATGATATTGAAAGACCAGCTACAACAATATTAGACTTAGATAAACCAAGAGATAAGAAAGTAATTGAAAATAGTTCAGTACCATTCAGACTTGGTAATTTATTCCAAGTTAACCGTGCTGCTGGAACGCCAAAAATTGGTTTAGATGGAACTGGAACTATTGCTCTATTTGATCAAAGAAAGGGATCAACAAACAATGCTACCAGTGGAACAGGAACTCAGATAGGTGATGCAAGAGTATATGCATTCGAGAATCATGATGCATCTGGTGGTTCTGCTGCAACAAAATTTGATTTGTATCTATTTGACATACAAACATATACAGTTTTAGTTGTAAATAAAGCAGTATCAAACACTGATTTACCTGATACTTCATTCATAGAGGGTCTTTCAAGTGGTGCAACAGGATTTGCTGTAAGCTCTGGTGGTAATAGTACAACTGTTACATTAAGAAATACATCAGGAACATTTATTGCTGGTGAAGAAATAAGAATTAATGATAATATTGGTGGTGCTACAAGAAGTATAAAAACTGTAACTGAAAAATCACTTAGAGATGTCAAATCCGTATACCAAGATGCATCTGCATTAGGTTTGCAGACTGATTTTAGTGCAGATATGGTTCTAAAATCCTCACCAATCAAGGAATTAGGGCCTGGAGATGAGGTAACAATTGCCTCTGGTAATAAGTTAAAAATTGCAGGTAAGACATTTGGATCATTAAGAGTTGGTGATATTATTATCTTTAATCTAGGAGGAGACACTGACCCTAGATTCAATCGTGTGAGTGCCATATCTAATGATCTAAAGGAAGTGACATTAGCAGGAGTGCAAAATGTATCAGGAGTTTGTGTAGGAACAGTATTAAGTACAAGTGCTACTCCAACTGGTATTAGTGTTGCTAAACCTGCAGTTAAAAATGAAGATACTGGATTGTTTGCTCAATTACAAGAAAAAAATATATCTGATGTTGATTTAACTAATTCTGAAATTACAATAAAAACTCAAATTACAGGTAAATCAACTGATTCCGTAGGAACACTCACATTCAATTTATCAGATTTAGTTGGTATTTCGAGTGCCTTGTTTGAAACATTTGATAATGACAGATATTCAGTTCATTTTTCGGGTGGTGGTATTGCATCTATATCATCTGATCAATTTACTTTATCAAACAATGCATCAACTGTAACAA